GGATAATCTGGCTCATTTCCATTGAAGAATTTACATTCGCCACCATTAAAAGACCACCGCAAACCCCCAAGCGCGCAGAGGGCAAAGATGCGGATCTATCAGCCAGGACAAACGCCGGCGGCCGGGATCCGTAGGCTCTCCGATCTGCTGGCCGTGGCCGTTGCCCCTGATTTATAAAAGATTGTCTGAAAGACTCGCCATTTTTACGGAAAACTTACGGAATGGACACCAGACCCGGGGCGTGGCCGGCCACACTAAAACCAATTTTTCTGCTCAACGAGTTTCACCGATTGGCTTCCGTTTCGCACCCCCCGGGCCGCTATGTAGTAGCCTTCCATAGATTTTACGAGCTATTTTTGGCTAATTGATATTTATTGTTTATCAATATATTTAAAGGGTTTCAGCAATCCTTTTTTAAAAATAAAACAACCACTACTGGAAGCCTTTCTTAAAGGGTTAAGCAAAGGGTTACTGAAAGGCTCCCTATATGTATATGTTTATGATTATGTATATGCTTATGATTATGATTATGTAAAAGAAGCGAAACATTTTAAATTTTTTTTTGTATATTGAAAAGTGGAAATTCAATGCCGCAACAAAGTTTTTGATGTATTCGAGATTTCAGAAGCTGACGATCTCGGAATAGATTACAGTTCTGATTGGCGTAATGCATCCAAAGGCGAATGGGTATTGACTGCTGATGATAAGGTTTTACAAGTATTAGGCCGTAGGGATTACAAAAAAGGCAGAAAGAAGAAAATATATCTAATTAGAACTGGCTATGGTGAAACTCCGACATACAAATCTCAAATATACTCCCGCAAGCAGCCTGACTACGAGTGGGACACCCGCTACAAGAAGGGTTTAACAAGAAATGTTAAGCCTACAGCCTTACAAAGCGCCTTTATTCACCAGCTCACAGAGAATTTTGAGCCTGATGAGCGTGGAATTTGGAAGATTCACGATATTCTTGATGCCTATATGTCCGTATATTGCGATAACAATCCGTCAAGCTCTCTCAGGAGGGCAATGGCAATTCTTAGAAAGGATACTGTAAAAACTGCTATGTCTAAAATTATGAAAGAACGCTTGGAATCTGTTGGCATCGATGACGAATATGTCGCTAAAAGATATAAAAAATTTATTGAGGATAATGACGCACCCGCCAGTACGCGCCTTCAAGCACTAAACAGGGTTAGCGATATTATGGGACATATCGAGAAAAAGGAAAGCAATACCGAACATACTCTTGTTATGCTCTCAGATGGCGATAAAAAATTGCTTGCACAACACAAACGCAAGCTTCCTGACAAACAATTAGGCGAAATGATCACAAATGGCTCAAATGGAACAACGCCAAAAAACATCAATTCAGCTTAAAAGAGATATTGAGGACATTAGTGTCGGATTTATCTGCATCGAAGGAAAAACATACGATATTCCTCCGGCTGTTACCGCCTGTATTATTGATATTCTGGATGAAATAAATGAACTTGAAAATTTACTGTCAAATTTGAAATACTCTGATAATGTTGCAAGGTCTTAAAACTATGGCTGATTCAAGCGGATTTTTTAACGAAGGTATTCTAAACTACCTATTTGGGCAGCAACAAGCAAATGCTGTTGAGCAGCAACACGCATTGCAGCCGCTTCAGCAAAATCAGCCAGTTGAAGAACTGACTCCAGAATTTAACCAATCTTCAAATATTATGGCTCAAAGAGATGCAGAATGGGAAAAACATAAAAAAAGAGAAAATCTGGACTTTCCAGACAGGTTAGATAAAGATGGAAGACTTGTAAATTTAGAAGAATATCACGCCAAGCACAAATGGTCAAGAGATAAATTTTTTACTAATGCGCAAAGCTTTGATTGGTCGAAACAAAAAGTAAAAGATCAACCGGAATGGCTGCAAAAAGAGCTTAAAGAAACAAGGCCGTTCCCTGAATTGCCAAAAGAAAAAGATAAAGACAGTTGGGGTGTAATGGAATGGCCTGAGTTTGTGCGAATGAAGGATGGTTCAACCAAAAAAGTCCATGTCGGTTCTTCTTTTTTTGATATAGACGAGAAAGAAAAAACAGAGGCTTGGAAAAACAGAGATAAACTATTTAATTTTACTTATAAAAAAGATACAAAAAATTTTAAAAAAACAGACAAAGACAAGGAAAAAGATCAAGATTTAAAAGATTTTTCTAAATTTTTATATTTGGATGTTAACGACAAGGATGCTTGGTCTGAATATATAGAAGAAAAAAAAGATTGGCGCGGTCGAAAATACAATGACATAAAAAAAGAATATGTAGAATTGTTTAATAACGCCTATAAATTTCAAGAAAAAGCAAATCAAGAAACCCATAAACCAGCTGTTCTTTACGATGGCTTGTATTATGAAAACCCATTTTATGAAAAAGGTGAAATATTTAGGGAGAATATCTTCGGATGGTAGAAAACCAAACATCTGACCGCAAAAAAATACTGCAAAGAATGTATCTTGATCCATTTTTCTTCGCTAAAGTACTTTTTGGGGACGAAAAAAACCATATGCACTACCATATGCGCTGCGATTCACCTAAATTTCACAGAGAAATTTTTGACGATTTGCGTTCATTGGAAAAAGGCGACAAAATTGCAGTGGTTGCACCCAGAGGACACGCAAAAACTACCCTTGTTTCATTTATTTACCCGCTTCACCAGATGCTTTTTGGCGAAGAAGACTTTATTCTCTTAATTTCTGAGTCAGAAACACAGTCTAAATATCTTTTAGAAGCAATTGGGAATGAACTCGAGTATAATAAAAAAGTTCACGAATATTTTGGCAATAGAATGGGCGAAACCTGGGGGAAAGAAGAAAAAGAAGTGATTACCGGCTTTGACGAAAATGGAAACCCGGCTGGAATGTGTAAAGTCTTGATCCGTGGAACCGGACAAAAAGTTAGAGGTTTGAAATATGGCCCATATCGTCCTACATTAACTATCGTTGATGATGGCGAAGGCGAATCGAACACGATGACTGAGCTGTCAAGGGATAAATTCAAGCGATGGTTCAACGCAGCTGTAATTCCCGGTTCAACAGACGCAAAGCTGTGTTTCATTGGAACCATTGTTGACGATAATTCGTATTTAAACCGAATTGCAGGACGCAGATCATACAATAAGGCTGGAGAACGAATCGTAAAGGGATGGAAAACTCGATTCTATCAGGCAATTCCACAAAATGTGGACGAAGGGCATTTTACTGCATCCGGCAAAGAATATAAAAAAAACAAGCAAGTTCAAGTCTTGTGGAAGGAGCATAGATCGTATAAATGGCTAAAGGGAGAAAAAGACAGATTGTCTTCTGAGGGCCATGTCTCGTATTTCTATCAGGAGTATCAAAATATTCCGATGGATGATTCGTTTAGAGTCTTTAAAGAATCCGATATACAGTATTGGGACGGACACTATTCATACGATGGCGGTCAATCTTATGTTACTAAAATATCTGAAAAAGGCGAGGAAAGAGTTCCTGTTAACATTTTTGTGGGCGTTGACCCAGCTTCCTCGGAAAATAAAAAAGCTGACTACACTGTAATTATGGTTATTGCGGTCGATCCTGATTTCAATATCTATGTGGTTGACTATTTTAGAGGTCAAGTTTCTCCTATGGACGGAGCAGATCGCATATTTGCAATGGCTGATATTTATAACCCGCGGGATATAAAGATCGAAGAAACAGGTCATGTTATGCTTGCGGATTATATTCAAAGAAGAAGTAAAGAGTCTGGCAGGTTTTTGAATATTAATCCTAAAAAAGCGATAAAAAATAAACATTACCGCATTAAACAGATGCAGCCGTATTTTGCGTCTAAAGCAATTTTTGTTAAGCAAACACATTACGATCTCATTGATGAACTTTTACAGTTTAAAGAAGTGGGTTCGTTTAAAAAAGATACGCTTGATGCCCTCCGCTGGGCGCTTGATGATATGTGGAAACCGAATTTGCAGTTTAAAGACAATGCATGGGTCGAACCGGAAACAACTAAAATAAGGGCCGACTGGGAAACCGGTCAGGTATTCTATAGCTGATGGCAATAAGCATAAAAAAACTCGACCTTCCAAAAATTGACCACACCGAAGTGTGGCACGAATATAAACTGTTTCAGTCTGCAGGCGAGCAGTGGCGCTATCAAATAGCTGAAGATGAAGATTTTTATCTCGGCAACCAGCTTACAGATACTCAAAAAGAATATCTCGAATCCGTGGGACAGCCGCCGGAGGCTAATAATAAAATTAGGCCGGCTGTTGAAACTGTGTTGGCAAACATAGCGGCGGCTTCCCCCGAATGGGATGTAAGGCCAATAGGTAAAACAGACAACGATATGGCTTTTGTGTGCAATCAGATGCTCGATTGGATATGGCGGGAATCACAAGGAGATGTCCAATTTCGTAAGTCTTGCAAAGATTTCATTGTAAAAGGACTTACTTATTTTTATGTATATCCTGATTGGAACGCAGACGGCGGTATGGGCGGCGTAAGGGTGCGTAGATTGTCGCCTGAATCAGTATTTGTCGATCCTAATACAATGCTTTCTGATTATTCCGACTCATCTTCAATGATTTTTTCAGATTTGCATACAAAACAAGCACTAAAAGCTGTGTTTCCGCAATATGTAAAAGAAATTGACGAAGCAAGAGAAGATCACGAAGTTAATGAGCAGGGTTCTGGAAAATATTCGAGAGATGAAGTGTGGACAAGAGATGATGTGGGAAAAGATCATCAAGAAATGGTTCGCAAATATGTGCGTTTTAGCAAAGTCAATGTGCCAATGGTAATGATTACCGATATGAATACCGGTAAATCTCAAAAATTTAATCGCGATCAATATAAGGAAATGACTAAAGATCAGCGCTACAGCGAATTGGTAAAACAAAGTATGCTGATGGAAGAACTTGTGTATGAGAAACATATTAGGGAAGTTGCTCTTTTTGGCGATCAGATTATATATGATGAGGTTTTGCCAATTACCGAGTATCCAATTATTCCTGCCTGTAACGAACACACATCTACGCCGTATCCTTCCGGAGATGTGCGTCATTCGAAATCACCACAACGGATGCTAAACAGAACAGAAGCGCTTTTAATTTCGCACACCAGCGCTACAACAAATTTTAAACTGCTTTATGAGGATGGCGCGATCGACCCGGGTGAAGTTAATAAGTGGCATATTCCAAATGCGCTAATTCGCGTTAATCCGGGTGCTTTGAGGGAGCAGAAAATAAAAGAGTTCGCGCCACCCTCTGTTAGTAGCCAGCTATATACAGAAAAACAGCGATATGAGATTGACATTGAGCAGGTTTTTGGCGCATACAAATATCTTCAGGGTTCAGCATCTGATGCACCGGGATCTGTAGGTGAAGCGCAAATCGTTGATGAAGCAGTGGCAAGAAAGCAAAATTGGAAGATACTTCCAGTGTATGATATGATCACTAAAGCAGCACTGGTGGCGCAAGAGTGGATGCCTCATGTTTACACAAGCCAAAGAACTTTAAGGGTAGTTAATCCTGACGGACAGGAAAAAGAATTAATGCTTAATGAACCGGTAATTGATGATAAAACCGGAGCCGTACTGAAAATGTACGATATGCAGTCTGCAAAAGTAGATATAAAAGTTGTGATCGGCAGCACAAGGGCGAAATCACCCGCGGCTGATCTGCAAAGAGATTTGACGCTTTTAAATGCCGGCATATACGACAGAACACAGGTTATTATGAATATGCAGGGAGATATGGATAAAGCATCATTAATAGCACGGCATAGCGAGATTCAGCAGCTTCGCGGAGCAGTTGAACAAATGGAAGAACAGATGAAACAGTTGCAGGGAGATATGCAAACACGCGAAAGAGAAATCTTCCACGCTAACATGAGAGCAGAAATTGCTGAAGCAACCAAGCCAGTACAACAGGCTTTAAGCAATGTAAAGGCGAACGCAAAACTTGAAGAAGCGAGACAGAGAGATGCCTCGAAAAAGGTAAAAGAGGGTGCATCTTCTGTTCTAAACGCGATTAACTCTGAAACAGCGGCTCCAGCAATTGGATAACCGCACAACAACAGGAGCATCGAATGGCTAATGAACAAGCGCAGGTAACAACACCCCCGGCTGGAGATAACTCAAGTGGCGACTTTATGATGGACACATTAAGTGAGTTCAATAAAGGTCACAGTGGCTCTCCTGATGAAAATCAGGCTGGACAAGATGTATCTGCTGAAGATAGTGCTGACTCACAGCAACAAATGACTGCGCAGGAGAAGGAGAACTGGCTAATTGATAACAAATTTCGGGATACCCCGGAAGGCCGTGAAAAATTGGCTGATTCATACAAACAACTGCAAAGTGAGAAGGATCGAATCACAAATCAAGCGGGAAGTGACTCCGATCGATACAAGAAATTGGATCAATTGGATACCTTTTTGCACGAGAATCCGGAAATTGTGGAGAAACTTCGTGGTGAGATAAGCAATGTAAGTCAAGAAACCAAACCGCCGGAAAAACCTGAAGATTATGATCCTTACGAGGAAAATATCGATGGTTCTTCCTCACAGAAGTACCGGCAGGATTATGATAAGTATCTTGTAAGCGCGGGCGCGGATGAAGCTAAAAAGGAACTTGCCGGTTTCCGGCAGGAACTTGCGGCTAAAGAAGCAGTCCAGGCTGAAGAAGATACGCTTCGCAATCTTGGTCTTTCATCGACTGACATTACAGAGTACAGGGATTTTATTAACGATCCCA